TCAAGCAGGGAAGCCTCGTCAAGAATGGCCTTCAGACCTTCTTCCACCCGGTCAGCGTTGTTCCGTGACTCCTCGCTCTGCCTTGCCGGGTTCCTGTGAGGAGTCGGCTCGGAGGCAAGCTGGTGATCAACGGCGTTATCTACCACGGAAGTGGGTCTTGCCGGTTTCAACCAGCCAGGACGGGTATGAGCTTCGGCTTCCTCCCACACCGAGTAGGTACGGAAATAGTAGGAATCGTACTGTTCCCACTTTCGGTGGGCATTGGTCCAGACCTCTTTCAAGTGAGAGCGGTACTGGTCAATTACGTTTGCGTCCGGTTCGTCTTCAAAGCCGCTAAATGGCATATCTTAACTCCATCTCGCCCAGCCTCGCCGTCTCCGGCGGTGGGGATTTGCCCTGCGACCACGTTCCGAGCCGGAAGGACGGGCATACTGTCTCATCTGCCATGCCATTCCCACGGCCATAGGATAGTCATCGTGGGTCCCGTACTGGGCTTCTATTCTACCTCTTTTCTCCGGGTTTCGTATAACGGTGAAAAACTGGGACAGTCCCTCGGGGTTCGGGACAGTTATCGACCTGCTGTGAACCGCTTCTATCAGGTCACCCCAGAGGATGTACCGGGAACCTCCCGACATCCCGGCAGTATCGTAGGTGTGCCAGCCCGGATGGTCGGAGTCACGGTAATGCAACCTTCTATATCTCAAGTCCTGGGCCATAGCTATAGTCAAGATCCCCCAGTCGTTATCTTCAATTGCCCATATGGGAGCATCATATCTATTTAATAAATCCACGGACGCCACGGCGAGTTCCGTGGGATTGATAACCTGGCTGCATATATCAGCTACTATATACCCGGTTACACTGTCCAAAACAACGGTAACGGCAAAGTCCTGTCCGGCTCCGTGAGATGTATCCGTACCTGCGGCATATCTCTTCCCTTCCTGGAACTGCTGGTAAATATTGGCCTGTATACCATTGCCAAGAGTCACTTTCTCTACCGGTTCCTTCAGGTCCTGCTTCATCTGGCTCAATATGTCCATGTCAAAGGCGGCGATAGCTCTCGCGGGAGCAAAAGCTTCCTCTTCCGTTTCGGGATGCTCCTTCTGGAACAACGCCTGGTCGGGATACTGGGATTTCCGCTCGTCATACCACTGCTGGTCACGGTTGGGACGAACTCTCCAGCCAAAGAACAACTTCTTAAAGCCATTAACCGGGGAATTCTGGTACAACTGCTGGAATAAAGACCCCATCCGGTAGGGATTAACAGTAGATGTCACCACCAACTGGCCGTTATTATCATCGAGGCCCGGTTTCACCGAGTTGTAACAGGCATCTAGATATTCATGGAAATCGGCCTCGTCAATTACCACCAGTGTCGGGTTCAGTCCACGACCGGCAGCTTCAGTGGACGGCATGGTAATAATCCTCGCACCGTCCTGGAAGGTCATCTGCTCCCGGTTGTCCGGCTGACTTAACGGCTGCTGGAGTTCCGGCGGCAAGGACTCGTAAGTCGCTCTCGACTTGGACAGGAACTCCCAGGCATCCCTCTCCCCTTTAGAGAAAACCAGCGCAAGAGCATTCGGCGTAAAAGAAGCATGATGGAGGACAAAGGCCGAAAGAATGGTCGTAATGCCGATCTGCCTCGACTTGGCCCAGACAACCATCTTGCTGCTGCCAAGAGTGCTGATCGCATCGTCAAGATGAGGCCACTGCTCTAACTCCACCATCCCCGTTCCGGGTTCGATTACCCGGACAAAAGGAAGGAAGTGATCGAAACTCCTTCTTGCCAATTCCAACCGTGCAAGATGGCTGGCCTCCCGAATTGTCTCATCAGTTAATGTCATGCTAAAACCATCACTTCTTGGAATAACCGCTTTGCAGCTATCTCACAGTACCTTTCCTCAATCTCTATGCCGATTGCCCGCTTGCCTAGATCTTTAGCAGCCCTCAGGACTGTTCCGCTACCCATAAATGGATCTAATATGAGATTGCCGTGATTGGCTACCATCAATTGACGGAAAAGCTCTACAGGTTTCTCAGTAGGATGGTAGTGATTGATTGTTCTTGGAACATGAATAACATCGGGAATACGCTTGATAAATCTATGTCCCGGGCCGGGATAAAAACATATCGCTTCCCACTGCTTGCCATGCTCATGCTCTAAGTCCCCGGCAGACCAATCGTCCTTTACCCATGCCAGGAGACTCTTCGGAAGAGGTAGATATGGAAAGACATCCCAGCGAGTGCAAACATAAGTTCCCATATCAGCCATAGAGATCAATTCCTCAATAATACCTGCACCAGTACTACGGTCTCCTTGAATCTTGGGGAACCTATAACTTGAAGCCCGCGGGCCAGAGTTTATCCCCTTGCCAGTCGATCTGTACCGTGACTGAAAGTTAATGCCGTAAGGTGGGTCAGTCATCACTAAGTCAACCATGCCAAGACTCGGCAGAATCTCCTGACAGTCTCCATGATAAATCTCTATCCCACCGTGGGAGTAGTAAGGTTTTATTGTCATATTATTTCACCGTAACACTCCGAAACAGGCTACCAGAACACCTCCCCTATAGGGGAGGAGGTGTTCTGTTACGCTTCGTAAGGATGTTATAGAACATGGTTTTGTATCTAGCTTTTGTCTGTCCAGATATAAATCGATGGACCGTAACATCTGCCGTAACACCTCAGAACATGTTACGGTAGTGCCGTAACACTTTGCGTAACATTGCAGAACATGCCGTAACAAGTCGTTATTCGTATCTAACATTGCCGTAACACTTCATCGGCCATCACTCAGTGGGGAAGCCGAGACAAGAACTTTAAAAATTTAAAATAAAATATTTGCAGAACGCAAAACAGAATCCCGAAAACTGTCCAGACCAAAAGAGTCAGACCAATCATCACCACGGCCAGTATTCTTGGATAATTAGCACGGATTCTCCTAATCATGACGTAAGTATACAGGGCCTGGTTATTCCTGGATATGTGAAGTTTGAAAAATGGGAATCTGTCGCTAGCACCCCCTCCGCCCTCCTAGTACCCCCAGGCCTTATGGTACCACCGGATTACCCCCCTCCGGCTCAGAGTCTAGAGGACCACCCACCCTACCGTCAATCAAGAGACAAGAGACCATGAACCAATGCCGTCAACCGTCACTATCAGAGTCAACCACTAAGCCGTCAACAATGGCAGGCTGATTCAAATCAGCTAACCGGAGCAACTCGTTCATGGTTAAGTCGTTAAAGGATAGATTGATATTCGTTGATTGTGTGCTGACCTCCGATTTAACTATATTGAAGCCCAACATGGATGCCACTAGAGCATAAGCACGCACTTTATTAGCATCGGATGCAGACGTTCTCGCTACGGTCAGGACCTCAGACACAATCATTTCCTTACTAACAGCTAACTCTTGCACTATTGGCTTATTTATTTCATCTCTCAAAGTAACAAGTCTTGCTTGAATCTTGTCACTTTTTGCAAGATTACTTGCCCGGGGGCTTATTGTCTTAGGATCTTTGATAGTCGGATTATATGAATCTAGATAGCTGTCCAGGTATGACATACCATGTATAACTATGTTTTGTGCGAATTGTTCCTGGCGTTTACTTAGCATTAGCCAATTTTAGCACGAGTTTTGAAAACTCGTTTAAAAAACCTATTGACTTTGAATAATTTATCATTATAATGGTATATAACATATTAATAGAGGATAGGTTAAGTAATGGAAACAATCACAAGAGACCGCGCACTAGTCATACTAGCCAATCATGGTGTAGGACCTACGGAACAAACCGGCATAGACACTAGGCAGCCACTAGCACCATATACAGACTACAACGGCTGCACACAATGGTCCTATCCTTGGTGCGAGTCCGGGACTAGTTTTGATGAAATGTTAGGCGTACATAGCGAATACTCAAAACGATTAGTTCTTGATTGGCTAGGATACTAAACCAGCTACCACAAATTTAATTTATAGAGGATTATATGATGTTAACACTCGCGAATTTATCCACTACAGACAAAACACGTTATCAATTAGCTTATGCTAATCTCGTTAACCTGGCCAATGGTAGCGACAAGGTCAAGGTTATCACGCCAACCGTTGCCAATCGAAAACAATTACTGGCATTTGCCCAGGATGTCATAAAAGCATATACCGCCAGGCAAGACGGTTTAGATGTACCGCTCCCAGTAATGCCGTTATCATGGGCTAGTGATGCCATATTCAAAGCTAGACATGGTATGCATCGCGGAACCTGGGCAGAGTCTTATAATCGCCTATTCAACTGGTTTTATGGTTTTGACTATAAAGGTTTAGAAGTTTTCGCGTCAGATGGAAACAATAAACTACCTTTCCAAAGCTTTTCAGCTCTACCAATGATTACGTGTCCTGGTTTGGGCGATTGCCTGGCATTCTGCTACTCGTTTAAAGCTTTTAGATATCCTGGCGCGTTTATGCGCCAATTGGTTAATACTTGCAGATTAATGTCTGCTAATAGGCAAGAGATAACCGATGCTTTTATGTCTATTCCCAAAAATGAGACCGTTAGATTATACGTTGACGGCGATATCCATAATCTAACTACATTAACCTATTGGTTTGACCTGGCCAAATCACGGGAGGACCTCCGCATATATGGTTATTCTAAGTCATGGGAAATATTCTTAGATTATCAAGCAACTGGGCAAGACTTTCCTACTAATTACATTCTTAACCTATCAGGTGGTAGTAAATACGAAAATCCTATATTCGCTGATATCAAAACTAGAGTATCTCAATTGCCAATAGTACGCGGTGAATTCATAGCTGTAAAAACTGATATACATATGCCGAAAGGAACCACAAGTAAGGAAATTCGCAAAAGTGATAATTGGTTGAAATACCAACAAGCTGTAATGGATGCCGCGAAAAAACTTGGATACGGTAAAACCTATGTATGCCCTGGTCGCTGTGGCGATTGTTCCGCTAAAACTCACGCTTGTGGCAATCCGGCATTAACAATACCGATAGCCATAGCGGTTCATTAAAGGCCGTAGACGCGCTTTATTGCGTCACTCTGAGTATTAGTACCGCTAATACTTGGAAGTGGTCCAATAAACAAAATATAAAGGATAAGGTGTTATTGATGCTTAAATATAAAAATATATTAGGTGGAATCCTGCAAGGATTAAACGTGCCAATCAATGAAGATCTAAGGATTGCAATAATTCACAAGTTAACAGAGGGTTTAGAGTATCGAGAAGATGCTAAATATAACAGATTAACGAAAGGATTAGCATGGCATGAAAACGAAGGTTGCTCCGCGTGTTGCGTGTTTCATCTGGTAGCAGGGGAAGATCGCAAAATAATTTAATAGATCCATAGGCTAGCTAAACTCTAAACCCTGGCCAGAGTTTAGCTAGTCTGATAATAGATTCTAAATTTAAAAAGGATAAGGTATAGATGTTATGACTAACCCTAACGACTTTATCGAGTCTATACGACCAGCTAAATATACCGATAGTGAATTATCTATCCTGGATTACCATGACGGCACGTTTCGAATAATTGCAAGACTAGGCGAGGACAGCGTTGAACTAGTACTAGACCGCAAACAACGAAAACAATTCGAGAAATTCTGGAGACTAGCAGTAACGGCAATCTATAACGCAACTGTCAAGAAGTCCGAAAAGATGATCAGAGA